ACTGGGCTTCATTTAATATAAACGATAGAACAAAGCATGATGCTTCTATTAGCTCAGGACTAGCAATTATGGCTTGCAATAAAAATAAATACAGACCCATCGCTGAAACAGTGAAAGAACCTTTGAATTTAAAATTTTCAAAATATGATAATAGAGGCGGTGAATCAAAAATAATTAATAGATGAAATTAAACACTGGTATTAATAGTGCGTTTCCAAGTCAGATGGTATCTGAAGGGGAAAAGAAAACATTAGAATATGGATTATTAGTTGGGCAAGCTATTGAGTATGAATGGTTTAGAGGTGGTAGAGTAAATGGTAGTAGATGGAATACAGGTTATCAAAATTTTCATAACTTAAGATTATACGCTAGAGGAGAACAAAGTGTGCAAAAATATAAAGATGAATTATCTATTAATGGTGATTTATCTTATTTAAATTTAGACTGGAAGCCAGTACCTATTATACCTAAATTTGTAGATATAGTAGTTAACGGTATTGCTTCTAAAAATTACGATATAAAAGCTTATTCTCAAGATCCTCAATCTTTAAAACTTAGAACAGATTATGCTTCTAATATTGTAAAAGATATGTATTCTCAAGATCTTTTAGCTCAAGCAAAACAAAATACAGGTCAAGATTTTTCAAGTTCAAATATTCCAGCGGCTGATCTACCTAGAACAAAAGAAGAATTAGAACTACACATGCAGCTTAGCTATAAACAAAGTATTGAAATAGCTGAAGAAGAAGTAATAAATACAGTTTTAGCCAATAATAAATATCCTTTAACTAAAAAAAGAGTTATTGAAGATATAACTACAATAGGTATAGGTGCTGTTAAAACAGCTTTTAATAAAGCTAATGGAGTAATAGTTGAATATGTAGATCCTTCAAACTTAGTTTATTCATACACTAATGATCCTAATTTTGAAGATATTTATTATGTTGGTGAAATAAAGTCTATGACTTTAGCTGAAATCAAAAAAAGATTTCCATCTCTTACTGATAAAGAAATGGAACAAATGGTTAGATATCCTGGTCGTGATGGTTATATAGCTAATCCTAATTATGATAATGATTTAGTTCAAATATTATTTTTTGAATACAAAACATTTATTGATCAAGTTTTTAAAATAAAACAAACTGATAGTGGTTTAGAAAAAACATTACAAAAGCCAGACACATTTAATCCACCAGAAAGTGATAATTTTGATAGGGTTTCTAGAAGCATAGAAGTTTTATTTAGTGGTGCAAAAGTCATGGGTGTTCCACAAATGTTAGAATGGAAACTTGCGGAAAATATGACAAGACCTACCGCTGACACTACTAAAGTCAATATGAATTATAATATTTGTGCGCCTAATTTATATCAAGGTCGTATAGAATCTTTAGTTAGTAGATGTACTAGTTTTGCAGACATGATACAATTAACATCGTTAAAATTACAACAAGTAATTCAACGTATGGTTCCAGACGGGGTATTTGTAGACGTTGATGGATTAGCTGAGGTTGATTTAGGTAACGGAACAAATTATAATCCACAAGAAGCATTAAATATGTATTTTCAAACTGGATCTATAGTTGGTAGATCACTTACGCAAGACGGAGATCCTAATAGAGGTAAAGTGCCTATTCAAGAATTACAATCATCGAGTGCTAATGGTAAAATACAATCATTAATCAATACTTATCAGTATTATTTACAAATGATAAGGGATGTTACTGGGCTTAATGAAGCTAGAGATGGTAGTCAACCTGATAAAGACTCTTTAGTTGGCTTGCAAAAAATGGCAGCTAATGCTTCAAATATTGCGACTAAACATATATTGGATTCCGGTTTATACCTTACATTAAGAACTTGTGAAAATATTTCTTTAAGAGTTGCGGACGCTTTAAATTTTGCCTTAACAGCAGATTCTTTAAGACAAAGCATATCAACTTACAATGTGGAAACTTTAGATGAAATACAAAATTTAAATTTGCATGATTTTGGTATATTTTTAGAATTAGAACCAGACGACGAAGAGAAAGCTCAATTAGAACAAAACATACAAGTTGCATTACAAACTCAAGGTATTGATTTAGAAGACGCTATAGATATTAGACAAATAAAAAATATTAAGCTAGCAAATCAAATGCTAAAGCTTAAAAGAGAGCAGAAAAAGAAAGAAGATCAAGCTAATCAAAAAGCAATGATAGATGCTCAGGCTCAAGCTAATGCAAAAGCAGCTGAGCAAGCGGCTATGAATGAAGTTGAAAAACAACAAGCCTTGGCTCAAACAGAAATACAAATTGAACAAGCTAAGTCTCAATTTGAAATACAAAGAATGGAACAAGAAGCTTTAATTAAAAAACAAATTATGGCTGAACAATTTCAATACGATTTGCAATTAGCTCAGCAACAAAATGCTGGAGTAGGAGAAAAAGAACAATTTATAGAAGATCGCAAAGATAAAAGAACCAAAATACAAGCTACACAACAAAGTGAGTTGATAAATCAAAGACAGAATGACAGTTTACCTAAAAACTTTGAATCATCGGGATTTGATACATTAGGTGGTTTTGGTACTGAAGAATTTGCTCCTCAATAGATTATTTATTAATTTATATTATATTATGTCAGAACAAGTAAAACAAGAAGGCTCGTTTAAAATTAAACGTAAGCCAAAACAATTAGACAAAAAAGACAATAACATTATTAAAGTCGATTTATCTAAAAAACAGGAAGAACCTAAAAAAGAAACAGATGCCATTCAAGTCGGAAAAACAAAGAAGGTGGTTGTGGAAGAACAAACCGGAGATAGCCCTAAAGTGGACGAACGAATACCAGAGCCCAGCCCGGTTTCTGAAATTAAAGAAGAAGAAGAAGAAGTAAAACCTATTGAAGAAGTTATTGAAGAAGAAATACAACAAATAGGGGAACAATTAGAAGAAAAAGTTATTGCTCCAACGCCTCAAGAGGCTAGAGAAATAGCTAAACTACCTGAGAACATTGAAAAAGTCGTAGACTTTATGAAAGAAACAGGTGGAACATTAGAAGATTATGTTAGATTAAATGCTGACTATTCTAATGTAGATAATGATACTTTATTAAGAGAGTATTACAAACAAGCTAAATCGCACTTAGATTCAAGTGAAATTAACTTCATGATTGAAGATAATTTTTCATTTGATGAAGAAGTAGACGAGGAGCGTGAGATTCGTAAAAAGAAACTTGCGTATAAAGAAGAGGTTGCAAAAGCCAAAGGACATTTGGAAGGTTTAAAAAGTCAATACTACGAGGAAATCAAGTTGAGACCTGGTACGACACAAGACCAACAAAAAGCTATGGACTTTTTCAATCGCTATAATGAAGAGCAGAACACAGCTCAACAACAACATGAAGATTTTAAATCTAACACTAAAGATTATTTCTCTCAAGATTTCAAAGGTTTTGACATCAACGTAGGAGAAAAGAAATTTAGATACGGAGTTAAAAATCCAACTGAAGTTGCAACTAAACAATCAAATGTTTCTAATATAATTAAGAAGTTCTTAAATAATGATGGAAGTGTTAAAGATGTTAAAGGTTACCACAAAGCTATGTATGCCGCTGAAAACGTTGACAAAATTGCACAACATTTTTATGAGCAAGGTAAATCCGATGCTACTAAAGATATTGTTGCACAATCCAAAAATGTAACAGAAGATGTTAGGGTTAGCCCTAATAAAGAGGTTTTTGTTGGAGGATTAAAAGTTAAAGCTATAAGCGGTCTTGATTCTTCTAAATTGAAGATTAAAACAAGAAAATTTAACTAAAAAACAAATTAATTATTATGGGACAATTAACTCCTGTGTTTGGAAGCATTATACCTTCTCAACAACAATTACTGCTAGCTAATAACTATCTAGCATTTAACGCAGGTGCAAACGATTTTGCACAACAATACTTACCTGAGGTTTACGAAGCTGAGGTAGAGAGATATGGAAACAGAACTTTAAACGGTTTCCTAAGAATGGTTGGCGCTGAAATGCCAATGACATCTGATCAAGTTATCTGGTCAGAACAAAATAGATTACATGTTGCTTACAGTAATGTTACTCAAGCTACTGCTACTACACTTACTTTTGTAACTGGTGGTACTACTACAGTTCAAAATGCTATTTTTCCAAATGATACTATAGTTGTAATGAACCCTTTAACTGGTCTTACAATAAAAGGTGTTGTTGGAGCAAGTAATAATGCTGCAAATGGTTTATTAGCAACAATTACTGCTTATCCATTTACTGCTGCTAACTGGGCGGGATTTGCAGGTGCTGCAAACCTTAAAATGTTTGTATATGGTTCTGTATTTGCAAAAGGTACAGTTGGAGCTATTGGCCAAGGTCTTGCTGGAGCTGCTCCTGCTGCTGGATCTGTTAAATCAATCCAACCTTCATTTACTCAATTTTCTAATCAACCAATTATCATAAAAGATTCATTCCAAATTAATGGTTCTGATATGGCTCAAATCGGTTGGGTAGAAGTTGCTACTGAAGATGGTACATCAGGATACTTATGGTATCTAAAATCTGAGTCTGAAACAAGATTACGTTTTGATGATTATTTAGAAATGGCTATGGTTGAAGGTGAATTAGCTGCTGCTGGTGGTGGTTTTACTGCTAATGGTGCTGCTGTACCAGGATTTACTGCTGCTGCAGGTGCTTCTGTTGCTCATGGATCTCAAGGTCTTTTTGCTGCTATTCAAGCAAGAGGTAACGTTATGGCTGGATTCTCTGGCGGTACTGGTATTTCTGATTTTGATCAAGTACTTAAAAACCTAGATACTCAAGGTGCTATCGAAGAAAACATGCTTTTCTTAAATAGATCTTTAGATTTAGATTTTGATGATATGCTAGGGCAAATCTCTGCTGGACAAGCTGGAGGTACTGCTTATGGTTTATTTGAAAATTCTGAAGACATGGCTCTTAATTTAGGTTTTTCTGGTTTCAGAAGAGGTTCTTATGACTTCTACAAAACTAGCTGGAAATACTTAAACGATGCTTCTACAAGAGGTGGTGTTCAAGTGAGTGGAATTGAAGGTGTATTAATACCTGCAGGAACGTCAACTGTGTATGACCAACAACTTGGTACTAACATAAGAAGACCATTCTTACACGTTAGATATAGAGCTTCTCAAACTGAAGACAGAAGATACAAAAACTGGATCACAGGATCTGCTGGTGGTGCTTACACTACTGCGCTTGATGCGATGCAAGTTAACTGGTTATCTGAAAGATGTTTGGTTACTCAAGCTGCGAATAATTTCGTATTATTCCAATAAGATTGCTTTAAAGTTTATCCTCGCTTTCGGGCGGGGATTTTCTTTATTTTTTTAATTATATTATATTATATTATGTCAAAGACAAAACAAATTACCCCTGAATGGGAGATCAAAGATAGAAGATACTATCTACTACACGGTGCAGAACCGTTAACATATACTTTAGGTTCAAAAAACTCTAGAAGACATCCTTTATTATGGTTTGATCCAATAAAGAGTGAACAAAGAGAATTAAGATATGCTGTTAATATGAATTCACCCTTTATTGATGAACAAAATGGTGAAGCTATATTAGGTCATATTATATTTGAAGAAGGAGTTTTAGCTGTATCTAAAGAAAAACAAAACTTACAAAAATTACTTTCATTATACCATCCTAAAAAAGGAGCTATATATCAAGAGTGGCAAGCTGAAGAAGTGGCTGAAGATGCATTAGATGCTTTAGATTTAGAATTAGAAGCAATGATGGCTGCAAAAAATATGGAGATTGATCACGCTGAAGCAGTTCTTAGGGTTGAATTAGGATCTTCTGTTTCAAAGTTAAGTTCTAAAGAGCTTAAAAGAGATTTACTTCTAATGGCTAAAAAGAATCCTAACGCTTTTTTAGCGATAGCTCAAGACGATAATGTTGGTTTAAGAAACACTGGTATTAAAGCAGTGGAACAACAATTAATTAAAATATCACAAGATCAACGAGATTTTCTTTGGGGATCTAATGATAGAAAGCTTTTTACAATTCCATTTGATGAAAACCCATACTCAGCATTAGCTGCTTGGTTTAAAACAGATGAAGGTGTAGAAGTTTTTAAAACAATAGAGAAAAAGTTACAATAATATGTGACTATAATTATAGTGAAGGGTCACTTCGTTGGCCCTTATCACTATTAACTAAAATACTAAAATGGCAATAAACGTAAATACTGTATATCAAACCGTTTTATTAATACTTAATAAAGAGCAGAGAGGTTATATGACCCCTGTTGAGTTTAATAAGACAGGTACTCAGGCTCAGTTAGAAATATTTGAAACATATTTTGATAGCTTAAATCAGCAAATACGTATTCCACAAACAGATACAGATTACGCAGATAGAGTCGTAAATCTTGACGAAAAAATCTCTATATTTAAAGAATTTGGAAACGCTACATCAATATCTTCAAGTAACGTTTTTAACTTACCACAACAATTCTCTGGATCAGAAGCTATTGCAACAACAACTTTACCCGTAGTAACAACTGCAGCAACTACACAATACGTTATACAAACAGCAAACGCTGATCAAATAGCTAACGGTGTTGTGGAAGTTTTTGGTGATGGCGTTTTGATTTCAGATGCTTCTTATAGTGTATCTGGAACAACAATAACTTTTTTTATACAACCAACTATAGGTCAAACATTGATAGTTAACATATATCCAAAAGAATTTTACAGATTAGGAGATTTGTTTTACACCGCTGGAGCTATACCAACGCAAGAGCTAGAAAGAGTTGGTCAAAGTGAGTTATATCATTTATTATCCTCAAACTTAACAGCACCAACAACTACGTATCCTTTATACACTTATAGTGGTAATAAGATAACAGTTTATCCTAACACTATAAATAGTGGTATAAACGTTTCTTACATAAGAAAACCTTTGCCTCCTATATGGAACTTTGATACACCTATTGCTAATAATAATTTTGCTTATATATTTAATGCGTCAACTTCATTTAATTTTGAGTTACATCCAGCAGAGCAAGTAGAATTGATATTGAAAATATTATTATACGCAGGTGTTGTTGTAAAAAGCCCTGAAATAGTACAGATAGCAGCTCAACAGGTTGCTCAAGAAAATATTAATCAACAAAGATAATAAACTATGCCTATACCTAATGGTGGTTTAATAACCGAAACTAACGCACAATATTATGCAGGTACTCAAAACTTTATTGTTCCTTTAACAGGAATTAATCAATCGTTTACCTCTACATTCAATACAGATCTTGTTGTTGGAGGCGGTAATTATTCTGATCCTGGTTCTAACGGTTATAATTTAAATAATTTTAAAGTACAAACAAGTGTTGATGCAAATGTTTGGACAGAACTTACACCAATTAGTACAGATTTTGATGTTATAACTAATGGAAACAACTTAGCTGGGCAAAATGTTGTAAACATTACTGCTAATGCTAACGTATTAGGAGGAAATATATTTACTTTAGTAAATAAAGCAACAGGACTTGTTTATGGAACTATTGTTACAAGTGTGAACAACGGGGCTACTGATGCTTTAACATTAAACCAAGTTTTACCTACTGGTGGTATAGCCGCCGGCACAACTTTAAGTGTACGTAGAATAACTACATGGTCAATGTCTAGTAATATAGTTACTATACCGCAATCACTTATTTTGAACACTTATGTTCAAATAGAAATGACCGAAGCTACGCAGAACAATATGCATGGTAGTTATGAGTACACTAGGTTAAATGATGTAATTAATAATTTTTTAATTGCATATGTTGGAGCTGGAAAGCTTATACCTAGTGTAAAAAGATCAGACGTTATATTTCATGCTAGAAGAGGTTTACAAGAGTTTAGTTACGATACATTAAAAAGCACTAGATCTCAAGAGCTTACAGTTCCCAGCAGCTTAAGCTTGATAATACCACAAGACTATGTTAATTATGTGAAATTATCATGGGTGGATGGATTAGGTGTTTTACACCCTATATATCCTACAAATAACTTAAATCAAAGTCCTTATGAAACTCCAGGTCAAGATGAGTTAGGTAAACCAATTCAAGATAGTAATTTTAAAAATACTGAAACTTCATCAAAAACAAATCAAGCTTGGAATACTAATAATCCTAGACAAATAAGTGGTGCTTTTATAAATAACTTTGAAAATGCAAATGCTGTTTTTGATCATAGTGTTTATGATGGTGCTTTGGGCCAAAGATATGGTTTAGAACCTCAAACAAGTCAAAAAAACGGATGGTTTAAAATTGATGAAAGAAAAGGTACATTTAACTTTACTAGCAATTTAT